TATCTGAAATTAACTTTACCTCTGCCGACCACACAAAGCTTAACGGCATAGAAGCTAGTGCAACCGCTGATCAGACAGCCGCAGAAATCAGAACGTTAGTTGAAAGTGCGTCTGACTCAAATGTCTTTACCGATGCAGATCACACAAAACTCAACAATACAATTACCGCTGCTCTTTACGCTGAGAATCCTGTTAGTTCGACATTCCCTATCGCAACAGGAAATAATGCCACAGCAATAGGTAGTGGTGCCAAGGCTACTGGTGTTGAGTCTTTTGTATTAGGCGAAGGTCTGGCAAGTGGTGCAAACAGTATTGCAATGGCAATAGCAAACAACACGACTAGCTATGGAGCATTAAATACTCGTTCAATTGCAATAGGATATTTTTCTTATTCAGCGGGCATAGGTTCAGTTTGTATATCTGGCGGCACTAGCTGCGAGGCACTAGCAACTTCTAGTGCAGCTATTGGTGGCGAATTTAATAAGTCTGAAGGTTACGCTACCTTTACTTGCGGTAGTAATAACGTAGCAAAAGGAAGTTATTCTTCTGTTATAGGTGGTAGAAATTGCCGAACTGAAACTGCCGCAGTTAGTTCTATAGCCACTGGCTATGAAGCTAAGGCCACTATTGTAGGGCAATCGGTTCATTCATCAGGTTATTTTGCACAGAAAGGCGATGCACAGGGAAGTAAATTTATACTCCGTGCTGACACTACAGACGCAACCGCTACTGTACTTACAACAAACAACAGTACAGCCGCCACAGATAACCAAATTGTAGCTGCTTCTGACACTTGAAGCATGTTTTCAGGAACGCTTGTAGCTATGCAGAATGGCGCACAAGACCAGGGCGGCTGGGAAATCAAAGGTCTTCTCAAAAACGATGGCGGCACTACTACATTAGTAAGCAGCAACATACAGACCTTTGAAAACGGTAATAGCTGGGTAGTGGCACTAACCGCTGATAATACCAACAATGCACTAGCGATCACCTGCACTGGTGAAGCAAGCCACAACATTCGTTGGGTTGCCAATATCAAAACTAGCGAGGTGACTTATGCTTAGGAGTAACAAATAATGGGTGAAATTAATCTAGACAATACTGGTTCTGGTAGCAGCGTCACACTTAGTTCTGACGGTACTAATTTACTTCTTAATGGTTCTTCTGTTAGCGGTGGTACTACTGATAGCACTAAAATGCCTTTGGCTGGTGGCACGTTTTCCGGTGATGTTACTTTTTCTACAGGCAAAATAATTGCCCCGACTAACGCCAGCGGCCTAGGCATGGATATTGAAATTCCAAGTGTTTATGGTCTTGATGTAATCTACACTGGCAATAATCCAAACGAGTTTTTAGCAAGGTTTGGGTCAAACGGTGCTGTCCAACTTTATCACAACGGAACCGAAAAGTTTGCGACATCAAGTTCTGGTGCAACCGTAACAGGCACACTAGCAGCAACAGCCATAACTGGAGATGGCTCTGGACTTACTAACCTTCCGAGTAGTGGCGGTGGTGGTGCCGCTTTATACGCAGCCAACGAAAGCTCACCCTCAGCCCAGCCAAGCGCCACAGGCAACAATGCAATCGCTATGGGCGAAGAAGCAGTCGCTTCTGGGAACTTTTCGATGGCCATTGGCCCAGATTATGTAGCGGCTGTTTCGAGAGCCATCGCTATAGGTATGTCAAGGTCAGGTGGAGATAATGAGCTTGCGGTTGGTATTATGAACATTACTTCCAGCTACGGCGCAATTGGCGACCAAAGCTTTGCACAAAACGATAGAGCAAAAGCTTCTGGGATGCAGTCTTTTTCCGCAGGGAAACAGTCAACTGCTTCTGGCTCTCGTTCTGTTGCTTTAGGCTATCAAGCATCAGCTTCAGGACAAAATGCTATGGCGTTTGGGTATTCAGCAAACGCTCAAGGCTCTAATAACATTGCGATGGGTGATGGGGCTTCTACGCCTTCTTGGGCGTCAAATAGTACCGCTATCGGCAAAAATTGTAAAACAAACGCCAAAGGAAAAATTGCTTTTGGTGCGCAAGCTGGCGGTATTGGGCTTGGTCTTGCGCAATCAGGAATGTTGGTTATTCACGGAAGAACCGCTAATTCAACCTCAAGCGTACTGACATCTGATGGCGGTTTGCAAGGATTAGGAACAGCGGCTTACAACAATCAGCTTTATTTAGAAAGCTATGCAGCAATGGCCTTCGATGGAATGATTGTGGCGCGTGGACAAGGCTCTGCTTCCGATACCAATTCAGCCGCTTGGAAAATTGAAGGCTTAATCCGCAGAGAAGCAAATGCCAACACAACCGTTTTGGTTAACAGCGCAACAACTGTAATTAGCAATGCTCCAAGCTGGGGGCTATCGTTAAGTGCTGACACAACTAATGGATGTCTAAGTGTCAATGTAACAGGCGCTTCATCCTCAAACGTCAAATGGGTTTGCACTTTGCGTACATCAGAAACCATCTACGACTCTTACTAAAAAAGGAGCTATTTAAAATGGCTATTCAACATAATATTGCGAAAAACAACAGCCAATACGGCATTAAATTTGACAACGCCTATTACCGCATTGCGAGTGCGTCAATCAATCGTGAACGTGGAACAGACCCAAAGTTTAGCGTGGTGATTGACCTAGCGGGTTACGCTAGTAGCTCGCCTAATGATGACACTCGTGATGTAGATTTCAAACGCTACGAAGCAAACCTAGACGACATTAACGCAGCAAGCGGAGATGCCTTCTTAGACAAGTGCTATTCGTGGGTAATGGATCAATCTGATATGGACGGTTCTACAGCCGTTTAAGGAGTAACTTATGGCGTTAACAATCAACCATGAAACTAACGACATAAGCGCCACCAGCGGTAGCATGACGGTGGATGGTGCTGCCGTTGGTGGTGGCGGTGCTGACCTTTATGCGGCTAACGCATCAGGTAGTACAGCTCCTTCAGCCGCTGGAGGGTTGGCTATTGCAATTGGCAGCCAGGCCTCAGCTGCTAATTTTTGGTCTATTGCGATTGGTAAAAATGCAAGAGCTAACCAAAATGTTGCAATTTCGATTGGCGCTAATGCAACCACTACTGGTTATTATTCACTATCAGTAGGAGTTGACACAACCTCTCATAATTACGGTGCTGCTATAGGTAATTCGGCAAAAGTAACAGGGGGTGATTACGCCACAGCAATGACTAAAAGCCATGCAAGTGGTAATAACAGTTTTTCTGCCGCTTCTAATCTCAACACTTCTACTTATGGAGCGTTAGCGGCTAATACAGTTGCTTTCGGCAATTATGCAAAAGCAAATGTCAGCGGTGCTATAGCGATTGGCAACAATACTATAGCTAGTAGCACCAATGCTGTAGCAATAGGTTACGACAGTTATGCTACGCAGGAATGGAGTGTAGCGATTGGGCGTCATGCAAGGTCGGAATTTAAAGGAAAGCTTGCGTATAGTAGCGGACAATTTTCAGGGAATGGTGATTGTCAACTTGGGATTTATGTAATTAAGGCTGACACCACAGACGCAAGCGTAACAAAACTTACAAGCAACAACGCTACGGCTGCATACAATAATCAAGTAAACCTTACGACTAATCAGGCACTTTCATTTCACGGAACTATTGTGGCTCGTCAGCAAGCGTCAGCGGGAACATTAAGTGCTGCTTGGAAGGTTGAGGGCTTAATTCGCAAAGAAGCCAACAACGGTTCAACTGTGTTGGTGAACAGTGCAATGACAATCCTTGATAATACGCCTAATTGGGGTTTGGCTCTAGCAGCGGATACAAGTAATGGAGCGTTAGCTATTAATGTAACTGGTGCCGCTGGCACAAATATTCGCTGGGTTGGTACTATTCACACATCTGAAGTTCAGTATTCGTAGGAGCGACTTATGTCTCTAACAATTAATCATAAAACGAATGATATAAGTGCTACTTCTGGGTCAATGACCATTGATGGTTCAGCCGTTGGTGGTGGTGGTGGCTCACTATCAACAGCGGCTATATCAGGCTCAAGTCAAACTGTAGACTTCACGAAAGACATCGTGACATCAACGGCTGCATCCAAGGCCACAACCTTTGCATTTTCCGGTGCTTCAACAGTAGATAAAACTACGTTAATCATTGATAACAACTATAGTGAGCCTTACTCTGCGGGCGATACAAGCTTTAACTCAACCGCTGCCAATGATGCTGATTTTAGTGATAGCAACAGCCACACTTTATATTCCTTTGCTTTTTCTCCAAACGGCTCGTCTGTTGCATTTCTAGCTGGTAATGGCGAAGCTATTTATCACACCCTAAGCACTCCTTTTGACCTAAGCACAATAAGTGCAAGTCGAGGTGCTACCATTGATATGAGAGCGTCATCGTATACTGCTAACAATGGAACAATGAGAAGCATCCAATGGGCTAATAGTGGCAATGATGTGTTTGTGCTGACTGGAACAGGTGATAAGTTTGTACGTCTGTCAGTAAGTAGCTCAAACACTTTTACCGGAATGTCTAGGGTTTGGTCTTTTACTCCCACGTTTTCTATGGGCAGCCAAACTCAAATACACATTCCCAATAGTGGCGTTAAATACTTTTTCTCTGATCCTCAGAATAAAATTATCAGGACATTTACTCCGTCTAGTGCTTATGGAAATTCTGGTAGTTATACCGAAACTTTCTCTCCATCTTGGTATCCAGCTGCTCTTGCATTTAACCCTGCGGGAACAAAGATGGTGGCAATGGACAGTTCAAAATTCCTTCATATGTACACACTGTCGAGTGCTTATGACCTTAGTACGCTAAGTTTTGTGGAAAAAAGCCCAGATTTAGACGGTCTTGTTTCTGCGGCTGGCACTTTCGCGACCTATCTAAGCATCCATGCAATTTCGTTTAATGCAGATGGAACTAAGTTAATTGGTTCGTCAAATGCTGGCGACCAAATGCTCTATGATTTTAACATAAACGGTGCAGTAAGCTTTACTTTTCCAACAGCCGCAGAACTTCCAGCATCCTTGCCAGCCCCGCCAAAAAACAAAAAGCTTTCAATAGATTTTGTAACTACTGACGGCGGCACATCATATCAAGTTACAAGCACAGCGGAGAATTTAGGATGACAACTATAACAAATAAAGGTGCATCATTTATTGAACAGACTGTGAGCCTCCAAGGTTTTGAAATAATTCTGCAAAGAAACGCTGAACTAAAAGCAACAGATTGGTGGGGCGCTTCAGACCGCACTATGACAGAGGAACAGACTGCTTATCGTCAAGCTTTGCGTGACATAACAGCACAATCTGGTTTTCCTGCAAGCGTGGCTTGGCCGACTAAGCCGGAATAATCACATGAAAAAATTAACAGTCAATGATGTTCAAAATCAGATCGATACCCATGAGGCTGTATGTGCTGAGAGGTGGACAGAGACAATTACTCGTATCAAGCGGATCGAACACATTATGATTGGAACCGCAGCCACGACAATTTTGCTGCTCTTAAACGTAGTGATGCGAGGCTGACGGTGGTTGTCGCTGAGGTGCTAACTGGTATTTCTCTGGTTCAAGCATCTGTAAAATTCATAAAGGAGAATATTAGCACTGTTCAAGACATCGGGCAGATAGCGAGCCAAATAGATGATTTGTTTTCTGGCGAAAAACAAGTGCAACAAGCCAGAGCTAAGAAATCT